ACTAAAACAGGTTCCTCATAATCAGGAGGAACCTTAAACATACCACCGAAACCACCAATACTAGGTGCTTTCTTTTTAAGTTCTTCTACAAACGCATTTCCTGCTTCTATATCAACACCAGAGGTCTTATAATCCATTACAAAAAGCATCTGCTGCCATTATAGCAGCAACCTTACTCTTTGTCTAGCCCTACTTCTTCTTATAAGACATAATCTTAGCAACCTTCTTAGCCCTTAATGACTTTGCTGCCTCTGTATCTTCCTTTACTTCATGTGGTATTGTATTACCATCCTTATCCTTTTCATGATGCTCTGCTATAACAGGTTTTACTCCATTCTCCCACTTCTCTGCTGTAACAGTGTAAGTAGATTTGTTTAACTCACTTAATTCTGTAAGAACCTCTTCCAACTTAGCTTCCAATTCTTCCTTTGTAGACTTCTTGCAAGAACCTTCATGTAATGGTTTACCACACTTAGGACAACACTCAGCAGCTTCTTTAGCAACTAAAGTAGTATTTCTAATAGCAGCACCATGTGTTTGCTTATCACCAGAAGACAACGATCCTTGTCCAATTGTCATGGAACCCTTGAGAGCAACAGGAGGTCCACCATCATTAGCACTATCATGTGTCTTAGTATTCTTTTCAGTCTTATCACTAACACCTAACTCAGGAATAGTAGGTACTTTAGTGTCCTTATCAAATTCTACGGCAGGAAGTTCTCCAATAGCAGTTTTAAATGCTCCAGAATCTCCACCACCTTGCTTCTGTCCTGTAGGAATCTCTTCTTCCTTTACAGTTTCGCCTTTATAACTGCCTTGGAATGTGTCACCATCCATCCAGTTCTCATACATCTTCATCAAATTTTGTGAATACTCATCATTTGCTGTGACGGTATTAACGGCTCTCTGCTTTTCCATTTTAATAATAGACAGTCTTCTAGGATCTATTTATATCTCTAATATCCTTTACCCACGCACGAAACATCTCTCCTCCCTCAGTGACACAGATAACATAGTTCACACCTGCTCTATGAATGGTTCCTTTTTGACCAGTAATTGCGTTCATTACATAGTCACCCTCAACAAACACTTCCTTCTTACGGTAGTGCTGTCGTAGTGCTTGTTCACGTAACTTCTTAAAGTCTTTCATAATTTAACACCATATAATAGTCCACCAAGATAATCCATCCATACTTTTTTTTGTTTCTCGGTCAATCCTGGTGGACAACCCTTCTTAAAGAAATCCCAATCACCCTTTTGTGCTGCTATTCTCATCTTAGTACCACTCATAGCAAAAGTCTTTCCTTCTGGGTCTCTAGCACCAGTAGACTCCATCCACATACTCCAAAAATTATAGTAGTGTCCTTTCTTTGGTTGTACTCCATTATGTTTAATCACAAATTGCATCTGTGGTTCATTCATTCTATCAGATCCACACATATAAACACAATTCCTATAATGATCTGTCATAACATGTTCTAAAGCAGCTGGTATAACATTCCATTTAGAAGAACTATAAAAATGATCAGCATGTTTTGGGAATCCTTTCTTCATTATAGCAAGTTTTTCAGATGCTGGTATAGGATTCTCTTTCACTGGTTTATTACTCTGTGAAAGATAAATTCTATAATGTCCAGCATGTCCACCTTCCTTAGCAGCATTTGCAACAGCATCAAAACTAGCACCATGACCTGTAGTAGGTGGTTGAAACCTACCAAATGTCACATAACATGTACTGCCTACGGTTAACTTCATACAGCAAAAGCCCCATACAACACATTATTTTTGGTAAACTCAAGTTTATTAACTAGTTTAACCATGTCACCATTTCTATGTAGAACATAGCCTTCATGTGCTGTCACCTCATATCCATCCTTTGTAAGAACAAATGTCTTAAAGGTGTCCTCAAGAGGATCCAACTTCTTTATAATTTGAAGTTTTAAATTCTGAACCTCTTTGTACAGAACAATCATTGCTTTAAACTTATATGCATTATTCTCTACATATTCCATGCTCTTTTTAGTTAACTCAACCTTCTCTGCAATACTTTTTGGTGTCTTCAATTTACTAATATGCTTATCCATTTGTAAACCATAGAAAGTAATCATCTGTTGTAGAGTTTTATTCACATCAGTAGTCCTAGCTCCACCAGTCTTAGGTTTAATCTCATCCTGAAAATACCTCTTAACATAAGGTGCAATGTGATACTTGTCATCACCTGTTGGGTTTCCTGTACCACTACCATTTGTTACCAAATAATCTAGAAAATCTCCACATGTACCACAAGCTGTCTCAATCTTTGAAACTGTAGAATCAAAATCTCTTTCCTCTTTTGGTGTCAAACCTATCTTATCTAATGGAGTGTCATTATCAATTACAAATACATCATCAGTTGACTTAATTTTATCAGAACCAAGGCCACCTCTTGAACTCATCTCTGATAGTAATGGTTTGTGGTTACTTCTTTCATCTTGTCCCTTATAATGAGTATGAAATACCACACCAATCTTTGCTCTCTTCGCTGCTTTACCTATGTCTTGGTCAGCTGGTATTCCATAAGCAATAGTATTAGGTTTAAATGTATATAATCTTTCACCATGAACAGTCTCTGTTTTTAGATCACCATCAGTCCAAAGAAGATCACCTTGTATAACCCCATTAATACCAAGTGTCTTAAAATATTTCAAACAAGTTTTTAATTTTTCAGCAAGACCTGGCTTGTCACCATAGTAATCATCAACATCCATATCACCATAGCACAATTCTGGTTCCCTATTAAAGACAGATTTCTTACCAACAAAAAACATACCATTTTGAGGGTCTTTACCACACACTACTGAAGGAGCACCATCCCATTTAGTCTGTAAGTAACCTGTTCCACCACACCCTAACATATGTCTAATCTCTTTAAGATCTCCAACTATTTTCATACACCCTTTAACACCATAGTTGAGCATCTCATCCTCTATGTGTTCTAAATGCTTTAGTTGCTTTACGTTTGCCATTATTTACTAGTAACCTTATAGAACGGGCCAGATAATTCTGACTGTGATGTAGCATATCTAAAGATCAAAGTCATAAATTCCTTTGAACCTTTATCCCTTTCTTGTATAATCTTCTCACCCATTTTTAAACCAAGAAACTTTGAGAATATCCACTTCGGTTTCATAGCAAGAATATCATCTATAGGAACATCAGGGAGATCAGAACAATGCTCCATTGTACCACCATCTTTAACCATCTTTTGAATTTCCCTTGCTAACTCTATTCCACCTGCATTTTTAGATTTAGTAGCAACATCAGATACTGATGTATAACCAATATGTTTAAAGAAAGACTCTGTAAATATCTCCTTCATAAATCTATCAAAAACTCCACCACCAATCTTACCATGCTTGGCTTCCACACCTTCAAGTACTTCACCTTGCCATGTCTTACCAGCAGTATCAGTAGCTCGGAATTGAATCTCCATGTTATTACTACCCCATAGATAGCAATCTATTGAACCAAAAAGTTTGTCTGCTCCTTGCTCTTTAGTTATACAATTTTTACAAGGACTAGTACTCTTAACACCTGCTGCATTAGTACCAGATCTCAAAGTTCTATCTGCCTTAACATGTGTACTAAAGTTCCAAGGAGATATATTTGTATCTTTCTTTGGGTTTAACCCTTTCAATGATACACCTATCAACTCCTCTGATACTATCTTCTCTCTAAAGAACTCATTAAAAGTAATAAAGGTAGTCTTCTTAGGTATCTCTTGTTTAAATGTACTTTCTTTACTCTTTTCAACCATCCAAATATCAGCAGGAGACCACTTATTAAGGTTAGCAAAGGGTCTTTCTTTCTTACCATCTGCATTAAGATGATTCTTATTCACAGGTTTAAATGCTTCTTCAATAGTCCCAACTATAGATACTCCTCTATAAAAATTATAGTTCTTACTACCACCAAACTTCTTATATAATCCATTTGCTGTAGAAATTGAGGTAGTTAACCAATCTTTATTTCTACTTAAAAACGTCACAACATCTTCTAATTCTGCTGTAGTTCTAACATTTCTAAGAGATTTAAAATTAGCAGTAGTACAAGCAAAATCATCTGGATCTATATCACCAGTCTGTTCAAATCTCAATGCTGATACCCAACAAGCAGCACTCTCAAATAGTTCTGTCTTATCTGCTCCTGCTCCTGATCCACCATCACCCGAACCACCAAAAACATTCGTCTTTTCAAGCTTTGTTATACCAATATCTTCTTGCTTACCATTAGCATATGTTACTCTTAATGGTGCTTGCCTTCCAGAATACTTTTGTTTAAATGCTTTCTTATCTTTATCTTGTGGATCATCAAACAACATCTCATCATTAAGAACCTTCTCCATATCATCAAGAATGTTCTTTGCTGCTGGACCTCCACGTCTCTTTCTACCATTAAACCCTGGTGCAGCCTTAACAGCAACAACAGGGCCATTATGTAATTTCATTTTCTTCTCTAACCACATATGATCAAGAAGTACTAGGAGATACATATCTCCATTCTGATTATATTCAGCTAGTTTTCTCCATGAAATAGAAGATGCCATTAGTCCGCACAGGTCTCCACATGGTATTTAGATATGTGTTGCCACTAGTACAATCCTACGACGCTTCTCTGGTAACATATAACAATGCACCTCACCATCAAAAACAACAGCATCATCCTCCTTTGGATCAGCTACTTCATCTTCTTCACCAGGAAAAGCATTTATAAAAGTTTTTCCACCAGCGTCTGTAAGATATATTAATGTATTCTGATGTTTAAATTGATGATCAGTATGTGGTACTGTAGATCTTTTATCAGATGAAGGAAGAGTTATATTTAAATTTATTCTCAATATAGAA